CTCCATTCACCCCTATTATTGTCCAGTCCAATGATTGGGCAACTGAAAAGGTGGATATCGAGAGGATGCCGAGCACCCCGCAAGATGATTGCATGGTTGTTGGAGTGACCCATGTTGCACGCCCTGCTTACAGGAGCGACATAGGTAAATCCCCCATGCACGGGATCATCCAGGGAGCGTCTAGCTTAAAGAAGCCAGCCCGCTTGGTTCCCAAGGATGGGGTTGATCCCGTCCTTAAGAATGTAGTGGAGTATTCAAAGGGGTATGTTGTGCCACCGACCGAATTGTTTCGTGGTGCAGAAATCCCTTTGTTGACCCATTACACTTCCCTTGAACCACCTAAGCTCAACAGGTTTCTCACGTTTGAGGAAGCTGTGGCGGGGACGCCATTGCTTCCTAACATGAAACCCGTTGACAGGGGTACATCTTGTGGTTTCCCGGATCGACTGTTTCTGGGACATAAGAAACGCTCCGCCTTTGGTGAGGATGGGGAGTTTGTGTTTGACACAGTGGACGCTCAGCTGATTAAGGAGCAAGTTGAGGTCATCTTAGAGAATGCGGCTAGTGCTGCTCCTGCAGCCATTTGTGCCGTTTTTCCCAAAGATGAACTCAGGCCTAATGATCGGGTTAGGGACTGTAAAACCCGCCTAATTATGGCAGCCCCTGTTAGCCATCTAATTGCCACGCGAATGGTCTTCGGACCATTTGTTGATTGGTGGCTGGAACCTAAGAATCGGTTGCGCAATTTCACGGCTATGGGAATTAACATGGCTGATGAAATTGACCTGAAGGCTTATGCTGACAGGCTTGGAGCTGGCCATCCGGATTACCGGGTGTTAGCTGGTGACCATTCGGGATACGACAAACGTTTGTCGCCCTTCCTGATGGATCATCTTTTCAGCATCTTTGATGCATTGTTCGGCAAAACTGGCCTTTACAATGCAGAGCAGATGTTGATTGCCCGTAACTTGTTCATTGGGGCCACGCGGCCCTGTATCCAATATGATGACCGGGTAGTACAGTGGATTAATTCTAACCCTTCGGGTTGGTTGATGACCACACCATGCAATAGTGCCACGAACACACTCGCAACTTTCATTGCTTGTGCACACGCGGTACTTGGCCCGGATGCCAAGAGGATGCAGGTCACCGAATTTGTGACCAAAGTCATTACAAATGACTTGATTTGGGTCATCGATTTCGGTGATGACGTCACTGTGAAGGTGAAACGAGGAACCAATCTCGGTTACAACCTCGACCTTATTAATGACACTACCCTTGCTAAAGGGTATGCAACGATGGGTCTGGTGTACACCGATGAGGATAAGAACGAGGAGTTCCAAAACAAGGACCGGAATTTGTTTGACATTTCGTTCCTTAAGCGGACTGTTCGTATGGACAGGGAGCTTAATCGCCCAGTGGCGATGTTGGATCTGTCCACTATCATCCAGAATATTCAGTGGATGAAGCGTCCTAAAGATGGAACTGATCCGTTATTGATCTGGGAGACGAAATTAGATCGTTTCCTCGATGAATTGGCGATCCATCATGACCAAACTTGGGACGAATGGTATCCTCGGATTGTCGAGGCTTACCAGAGTGCTGCACTGAATCTCCCCCGCAGAAACGTCAGCTTCTCGCTCACTCGGGAAGAAAGGA